ACTGCCATCAACTGTAATGAAGTTACCGTTTTTACCTTCTTTGTAATCTTTTACTAAAGGAAACACTGCATCCTTAATTTCTATGTTGCGGTATGTACCGTTAACAATTTTTACGTCTGTTGTTGTCTGCATTGGTTCTCACTCCTTTTTAACAACTTATATATACATAATAACATCATTACAGATGTTGTCAACCTTTTTGATAGTGTTTTTAGAAAAAAACTGCATTAATTATTGCTCTAAAAGCCACTGCTTCATAATTAGGGTGTACTGCTTTGTGAGGCATACGGCTGTTGAATAGTACAATTCTTCCAGGCACATATTCACTACAGTATTCTATCTTTGTTAAATCTTTAGATTTAAAAATAGTCTGACCGTCCCAGTCTGGATCCCATTTTAAATTTGGATAAAAAAGCATACTCATTGAATTTGGCTCAATATGGTCCGCATGATATCGATATAATTCTCTTCCGGTGTGCAAATTACACCAAGCACGTTGATGTTTCCTTTCACCAAGATGTTTTTGAACATGTTTCCAGTTAGGGTGTCTTTCTAATCCAAAGCTATCCCAATATTCTTTACTCCATTGATTACCTAATGTACTTGCACTTTTAAAGTCAGTAACTTGACTATCCCAGGATGTGGCAAAACTAAATTGAGATTGATATATTGTATTCATCATTAGGGTTCTGTCATTGAAATTAAATAAGTCATCAATAACAACTATTTCTAAACCATCGCTGGTGTTAATTATTTCTTCTTTCATTGCTCTATTCTTACATAGTTAAAAACTGTTTCTTTACAGTTTGAGAATTTACTGATATCGTGTGTTTTCACTTTACCAGTAAGTACAACATCTTTGCCTTCAATAAGACCTTGAATGTCAGGCTCACGATTAAAGAAGAATTTTATAATGTTATTTTCTTTAGTTAAGCAGGTTACCAAATGAATGTTATACTTGGCAATAAACTTAACATCTTTAATGAAAGCTGGAAAACGTAACCGCTCTCCAATTTTACCAACAAACTCACTGCCCTTACGATACTTGTCAAAAAAGTTATCTAGTCCTTGACGTTTCTCTAAAACTCTAAAACTATTGGGCAAACTTGCTAGTACTGCTACTCCAAACTTTTCAACTGTTTCATTACTAATACTTTGCAATACATTAGTTTCAAAATCATTAATAGTAGAACTTAGTTTTTTAGCAATAAGTTCTTGCTTAAATTCATCTACAATTTTATCAGCTTGTTCTACTGTGTCTTCACTAATATTCATCATAGATGCATCTTCAACTGCTAATAGCATATTTAAAATTGCAGTTTTATTATCGTAAACTTGTTTGTCAGATTCGCGATCGAAATAACCATAACCGCTTTTGATAAACCCTTGCTTCTTATCAACCTCAATAGCAAGTTCAAGTACCTGTCTAGTATTAAACTGTGGCTTTTGCCGTACCATTGTGTTACTCCTCTTATCTAATTACAAATACGATATTACATCCATTATCAAATACTGTCAATACCTAGATTAGAGGTAATACAACTAATAAGAACAGTATCACAAAGAACGAAATAAAATAAACATTCATTATAAAAATTAACGTACCAAAAAACTTGCTCACTAACCATTTAGTAGCACCCCAAACTCGATTTTGTTTGGGAGGCTCAATATCTTCATACATTAGAATATCTTCTGCTTCTTGGATTGTCATATCTTTTTCCATTTTTAAGCAGTCTGAACGTAAGGTGTATTCCAGCTACCAACATTCATGCTGATGTAGTAGGCTGTTTCAAAGTAATCTATCTGAGAATTACTATTGTCATACCAACCTTTATTTTTGTGATAACCTTCTCCTTTGATAGGAGCAGTTTTAATAATCTTGTGAACTGCATCAAAAAATGTTTGATGATCACCATACATATGTGTATGATACTGATTGATCGGAGCATAGCCTTCATCGCCTCGAAAACAATCGCTAAAGTCTGTTGGACCAGTTTTTATAGTAACGTCTACACTTGAATGATGTTGCTTACGAACACCAAATTTAAACTTTGGAAACGTAGCTTTAAGTTCTTGTCTAATTGCCTTAACATCTTCTGCGTTAATATATGCCATGTCGTCAACTCCTTGTTTGCTTAACTTACTCTTATATACTAACACCAAGAGCTCATACTGTCAACCTTTTTTGGCGTCTTTTTTAAAGTTTTTCTATTCTTTTTTGGTGTCTGCCGCCTTCAAATTCTGTGGCAATAAAGGTGTCAACTATATTAATAATCCAAGCTGGATCAGTTACTCTAGCACCCAAACACAATACATTTGCATTATTATGCTGTCTTGTGAGCATTGCAGTATGTGTATCTTTACAAAGCCCTGCACGAATCTTTGGATTACGATTAGCTGTCATGCTCATACCAATACCTGTGCCGCACACTAGGATACCAAAGTCTGCACCACCGTCTGCTACTAGTTCGCAAACACCTTTTGCATAGTCTGGATAGTCGCAACTTTCCTCACTATCACAACCCCAGTCTCTGACATTGTGTCCTTGTTCTAGCAACCATTCACTGATCGCTTCTTTTGTTTTGTAACCTCCATGGTCACTAGCTATTGTTATTATCATTGTATGTTCCTAGTCAAAAAAATAGGGCAACAGGTGCCCTATTTTTACTTATGCAGTTTAAATTAAACTGTTGCTTCTACGAACATTTTTGCTCTGCTACCGTTTACATCACGAGCAGTAATGCTATATCGTGTTGCGCCTGTAGTGGCTACGTCAGTCTTGACGTTAAGTCCAGCTGATTTCATTTCGCTCATTCTAGCAGGAAGTTGCTGAATGCCAAACCTTGCTCTTGCGTCTTTCGCAGTCAAAGTTTTACCAGTACCTCTTAGATAAGTTTCTAAGAAAGTTTTTTGGTTAGTTTTAATTTTAGTAAAAGCCATTATGACCCTCCAGTTAAGTTTAACTTAGGGTTTTCCCTAAGCAATAAAAACAGTATAACACTATAAGTTGTACGATGTCAACCTTTTTATTTGTCTTTTTGTTTACCTTATTAATAATGCTACTAAGTCTTATTTGCACCCAAGATTCTTGGAGAGTGCGTAGACTGACAAAACCTAATTTGACAGTGATTTATACCGAGAACAGATCGCCTTGTTCCGTATAACCTTTAACTGTGTCTTTAGTCATTATACCTTGACACCAATTATATGCGGCATCTTTAACATATACAAATGACTTATCATAGTAAGGAATAGTGCCAACAATTTTGTCATGTTCGTAAAAACTACACTGTAAAAATTCGTCGTCTACAAGATTGATTACACTCAATCTACTTAGTTCTTTGTTCTCAGTTTTGTTATACCAACTTGGTCCAAAATCGTCTGCCATTAAATTCCTCCTATAGATCAGCTAAAGTGTTTTTCGATCATTTCTAAACGATCGCTTGCCGCCGCCATTTTATCAAGTTCTGCAATAATAGCTTCAGTAACATCACTGTGTTCACCAATACCTGCAGGCATTGCTCTATAGACTTCAATGTTTGCTCTGTGTACTGCTATTTCGCCTTCAGCTTGCTTTCTAGCGGCTTCAATTAATACTTCTCCAACTTTCATTCTTCTTTGTCTCTCTGTTTTGGCTACCGTTCTGGTAGCTATTGGTATTTATGGTGCTCACACCCGGACTCGAACCGGGACGCTTTAAAAGCGACAGATTTTAAGTCTGTTGTGTCTACCGATTCCACCATGCGAGCATCAATGGCGGAGAGACAGGGATTCGAACCCTGGGTACGTTTGACCGTACGACGATTTAGCAAACCGCTCCTTTCGACCACTCAGGCACCTCTCCAATTTGGCCCACACTACAGGATTCGAACCTGTGACCTACTGCTTAGAAGGCAGTTGCTCTATCCAGCTGAGCTAAGTGTGGATTAATTAATATATCTTTGTTTAACAATATCCCAAGTTGCTTCTTTGGGTTGTCTCCTTGCATGTTGTACAATTCTTCTAAGTGTACTAAGATCAACACTTGAATGCATTGATTTGATTAGTTCTAATTCACGGTCACCATACTTACGATTACTATGTGCCGCATTCCATACTAGTTCAACAATTAACGAACTAAGCGATTGAGGCATGTTACCCCCAATCCTTAAAATCACCTAGCTCTTCATTGTCGTTGTATCCTGCACGATATGCATCAACTTCAATAGTTGTCATTAGTGCTTCAGGAATCTCCTCTGATTGCATACTTGCTCCAGAATAATAGTGAGGCTTAAATCCTCTGCGGTAGTAGCTATCTGCTCCACCTCGGTCATATGGACCTCCATGCCTATCATCATATTCCATATCTTATCCTATCCAAAAAACCATATCAACAATGCACCAACAACTATCCAAGGTGCATACTTCCATCCAATTTTTATTGCACCAAATACTACTGCTAAAAACACACCAGCACTGACACCACCAATTATGAGAGGTTTTAATACCTCCCATGCTAGGTCAACATCTCCTCCCATTAATCGAAGATCCGAACTACGCCAAGGTCAATATCGTCGAAGACCTTTTGCATAGCTTGCATAATCCAAGCCTGATTATTTTTTTCAGCTTCTAGGTAAGCATTTTGCAATGCTTCTAGTTCTGCCATTGAGATAGCTTTTACCTCAGTTTTAAGATAAGTGTACGTCATTAAGCCGCCTCCATCCATCGGTTAAGTGTGTTAACATCTACGCTCAGCGAACTAGCAAGTTCAGCTATACGTTTTTCTTCTGCCGCTTGGTATGCCTTTTCTGCTTCACGTTCGGCATCCATTTCAGCACATGCTTCTTTAACAAGTTCTTCCAACTGTGCATCTGACATAGTTGAAAAATCGAAACTGCGAGCATAGCCTTTGCTATATGCGTCAGCAGTTGCATAATATGCACTTTCTTCGAGTTCAATGCGTTCGAACTCTACTAGAGTACCACTAGGAACACGTTTGCTCCAATAAGCAGTATCAGATGCTTCAGGCAACATGCCCATCCAGCAATCAGGTTGTTTGCTGAATTCAATAGCTTCAGCACGTTGAGCATTGATATAATCGATCAGTTCCTGTTGCATAAGTTTCTCCTAAGAAAAAAGTGGTTTCATGTTTTTGAACACTACGTTATAAGCATTAGCTTCGTATATATAGTTGTCAAAGAACGTATCATCATCATTATCTGATGCACAATGCTCTTCCCAAATACGGTTCATTGCTTCCATGCCTTCGAGTGCGTCTCCCCGTCCAAAGTTTGTAATTGTTTTCCATGCATTGTCAAACGTTACATTCTCTTGGTAAAAGCTAGGGATTCTAAACATCTGTGTCTCCTTGTTTGTTTAACTTATACTTACATATTAACACCAAGACGTCATACTGTCAAGTCTTTTTTTACACTTTTTTCATCTTTTTTTACAAAGATACATCCTCTAATCCAGCTGCTCTTAGCTTTACAATATTGTTTATTTGGAATTGTTTAGCGTCTATAGCTTTAATTAATCCCATAAATTTATTACGGATTAGTGCTACTTCATTAATAATATGTTGCTGGTCGATTACTTCTTGTTCACTATCAGCATACTTTTCAGCATCTCTACTTGAAAGTGCTTTATTGTATCCTTCCAAATACATGCGATAATGTTTGTTGCGTATTTTACGCATTTCAATATTTAGGTACTCAAGTATAGCTTCAAGTTCCTGTAACTGATTAAAACGATACTCTACTATACCAGGCATATCTCTACTGTGTTTTTCAACATTTCCTTTGAGTCCACATTCAAGTCTTGCTTCGTTTAGTTGTGTTTCGTAATAATCAATCGCAGGCACAATATTAGCTATGTCTTGCCTAATTTTGCTAAACCAGCTCATTTACCAATCGTCATGTTCGTCGCTATCATAGTCGTCAAATATGTCCTCTTCATAATAAACGTCTCTGATAATTTTGTCCAATGTGTTGTCATTTCCAAACCACTCGTCTCCGACTTCTGACAAATCAGCTATTTGCTCATTAATAACTCCTAAGAATTTTTCACAAGCAAGCTCTTTGTCTTTTGGGTTAATGTAAGGTTTTATAGATAGCCACATATCAACATATGCGGCAATCTCACTATCACTCATTTTCAATATATTCGTCCTCAGGTATGATGTCTTGTTCTTGGATATTTAGTTCTTCTTGTCCATTTCCGTCTACTTCAACATCGTCCCATTCTTTCATAATAAGATCCAAAGCATTGTCTTTGTTTAAGTTCCAAGGCTTGCGGAACATTTTAATTACTTCACCTGTAATTTTACTAGTGTATTCTAAACTGTTTCCACTTTTCTTAAGAACTTCTTTTGCTTCAAAAAACTCAACTAATCCACTATAAGGACTCATACCTGTTTCATAAGGAATTTCAACCTGTACACTTTCAAAAGGTTTAGCATAACGTGTTTTCATTACCTTACATGCGGCACGGATACCATGCACTTGTGAAGTTTTGTTTCCATCTGCGTCTACTTTTAGTTTTAGTTTACGCATTGCGATAACAATACTTGATGCATAGATAAAGCCTTGTCCACCACTGATCTTGTCATCTGGATCAAACATATCTTGCGATGCATATGTATGGTTAGTTGCTAGTAGTCCTACATTAAATTCACCAAACATGTTAACTGTGTTTCTAACCAGTGATGTTAGTGCTTTAGGTTTACGACCCATATCACCTTTCATATCACCTTTTTGAAACTGATCAACATCTGTTGGTGTTAACAACATACCCAAACTATCTACAACAAATAATACCTTAGGACGCTCGTCATGTTCCTTGTCAGTATATTCTGCTTTATAGTCTTTCATAAAATCACTAATAGTTCTAGCAACATCATCAATCATACTCATATTAAGTTTAAGTAATTTTTCATCACTTGTGTCTACATCTAGTGCATGTAGCCATTTTGCATCTAGTGCA